CTATCAAGTCAGCAAATTCTATAAATTGTTTTTTAGTTAACGCCATTTTATTACCTCACTATATTTAAATCTAGTATGCCACAACCATTTTAAAAGTCAATGGCACATTCTGTCGCATTAGCCGAGATTATCGGCTAGATGCTAATTTCATATATTTTTCATAGTCTGGGTGGGCTTGAGCCTTACGAAGTAAAGACACGCGACCACCATCAGAAAGTCTTTGTTTTTCAGATTTAAAGACATAGCCTTGAAAATACGATTTTTCAGCATTTTCGTAGCGATCTTTTTTACCGTTGAATATTGGTGATTTTCCTAAAGGTAGGAAACCTCGACCAATAATACCCATACTTGATTTCATAATTTATTCCCTCACAATCTTAAATCAGTATGACAGATTGAATTTGAAAATCAATGTGCAATCTGTCGCATCCTCAACAACCATTTAATAGCATAATAAATAGCTAATGAGATCGACCTACATTTAAAATAGCTATTTAAAAAGTCTATTAAATTAGTTGTTTAAAGTAGGTTAAGTATGACATCACTATCTGAAATAGCAAGGATATTTCGGTCGCATGGGGCAGGTTGTCGCAGTGCGACAATTTGCCGAGTATATGCGACACTATATCCTGCGACAAAATGCCTGACGCGACATATAGTCGCACCTTATTTTGGGCGTGGGGTGCCCTACGATTTACACGCATCAATTTTTCTTCCTAGCGATAACTCTAGGTGATAGCCTCAGTAGAGGCTATCATATAGATTTATCTTGGCAATGTGGCAACTTGTCGCGCAAACCACCCTGCGTCAGTTTGCCACACTTTGTATACAGGTGCGACTTTTTGCCCCATGTAGATTTTAGTATTATTTTTAACCTTTCGCTTGATCCAACCAAAAGATTTAGATTTCATTAATGTATTTTCCATGTTTCAAGTCTAGCACGATTTAAAAATTAAATCAAATGGTCAGATTGTCGCATGGGTTTTGGGGTTTAGTTCGTAGTTTGTTTCAGTATATGGAACGTATATGGTAGTAATAAATTATTACTTTAACGGATAGTATGGTAGCGAGATACTAGGGTGGGAGCAACATATAGACCCCCACCCCAAAAAAACGCAACGCCCACATACATACATATGCGTCTAAAAAAATTTTAGCAAAATTTTAGACTTTTTTATTTTCGCGTCTGGCTTGGTGTATGTAGTCGTGGATGCGTAGGTCAGGTCTATTAGGATTTCGCGTGCCCCTCTCCTCTGTGAGATAGGTAGAGAGTATATCTACGAATTCTTTCGGGCTGAGATTGTTGGATAGTTTTTTGAGATAGCGGCTTATGTGCCGCTTTATCTTATCATGGGTTAGTATTCTATGAGACTCTTTCATAGCGCGCGCTAACTCCTTTTGTTTTATGCGAGGGGGTATGCCCGAAGGCATTTATAACCCCCTCTTCTTACAGGAGACACCCTCGGGGAGAGGGATGCTGTAATGCTATCATAACAACCCTTGTCAATACAAGGGCTCTATGTTATAATTTTTTTACATGGATAAAAATAAACCCTTGACAGGAAGACAAGAACTATTCTGTCAAGAATACATTAAAGATTTAAATTCAAAGGCAGCGGCAAAGCGTGCGGGTTATTCAGACAAAGTAGCTGACGCGAAGTCCTATCAGTTTTTGAAGATGGATCGTATTAGAGATAGGATCGCAGAACTTAAACAGGATTCAATGCGCAGGCTGCAGCTTGACGCGGATGATATCCTTAGAAGGTTAGTGCGTATTGCAGATCAGACAGAGCAAACAGGTGATTACAATGCAGCCATTAGAAGCTTAGAGTTATTGGGAAAACACAAAGCACTATGGACAGACAAGACTATAAACGAAACAACACTAGTCAATGCATTTGCTTCTGGTAATTCTGAAGAAGATATCCAAAGAGATGTAGAACGTTTGAAAAGAATAGCTACACCTAAACTAAAAGTTATATCGGGAGACAAGAAATGATTTTAACGCCAAAGCTAGAACCGTACGCAGGACAACCTAATGTGGATATTTATTCTCAAATAGTTTTGTGGGGCGGTATTGCATACATCCGAAGATAGAGACGCAGCCACCAGGTTAGCGGTTAAACAAGCGCGCGAAGATTTACTAGCATTTGTAATGCTAATGAATCCTAGCTTTAATGTAGGACCGCATCATCGTTTACTTTGTGACCAACTGATGCAGTTGGAGCAAGGAGAAACTGATAGACTTATGGTCTTTGTTTCTCCGCGTTCTTCTAAGTCACTAATTACATCAACATATTTCCCCGCTTGGGCGCTAGGTCGTAATCCATACTGGCAAGAGATAGCAGTATCTCACTCAGATGACCTAGCAACTAAGTTCGGTAGAGCTATTCGTGATATAATAAATACTACAGCATACAATACAATCTTTCCAAAAGTAAAAATTAAAAAAGATAACCGTGCTGCAAACTCCTGGGCACTCGAAGAAGGGGGCAAACAAGCAGGAAGTTTTCTAGCTGCTGGTTCTGGATCAGGTATTGCAGGTTTTGGTGCGCACTTAGCAGTCATTGATGACCCAATATCAGAGCAAGATGCGTTTTCAAAGACAAGAAGAGAACAATTAAACGAGTGGTACTCTTCTGGTTTACGCACAAGATTGATGCCAGGTGGAAAAGTTGTACTCGTAATGACAAGATGGCACGAAAATGACTTAGCAGGGCACTTGTTAAAGCAACAAGAGGCTTCACCTCTAGCAGATAAATGGTCTGTTGTAAGAATACCTGCACTAAATACTGCAGAATCTGCAGAAAAATTGCAAGATGCTAGAATAGATTTAATAGATCAAGGGTATTTAACAGAAACTTACCCATTACCAGAAGTTGGTAAGTCTTTTTGGGAAGAACCTGACCGCGAAAATGGTTTCTGTTGGTCAACAGAGGACATTATCCGTACAAAAAACAACACACCTCCCTTTAAATTTGATGCATTGTACTTACAAAACCCATCATCAGAGACAGGGGGCATCATTCAAGTAGATTATTGGCAAGAATGGAGTAGTGAAGACCC